CAAGGCACGACAACGGGGACATCAAGTATGCAGCCGGGCCTGTTTGATTATCTTAGCCTTGGGGCCACTGCGCTTGCGTCCGACCAACGCCTTAAAACCAACGTCAAGCCGCTTGAAAAGCGCGGCGGCATCCAGTTCTATTCTTGGGATTGGAATGACGAAGGCAAGCGGATCGCGCACCCTGACCAGCCCACGGTTGGCGTCATGGCAGATGAACTGCAAGAGACGCATCCGCACTTGGTGCAGCGCGGCGCTGACGGGTATCTGCGCGTTGACTACGGCGGGCTTGCCGAGGCGATTGGCTGATGGTTGATTACGTCCGCTATGCAAACCAAGGCGCAACGCGAAACCTGCCTTTGTCTGAGGATTTGGTTTCAGCGCTTGGCTTCCTGCCTGACCTTGGCGTGCAAGCGGAAGTGTTTTCAGGTGGCCAGCCGGTTCAAGGCAGCGGCCAACCGCGCGTTGGCTCTGTTCGGCATGACGCAGGCGGCGCAGCCGACGTGTTCTTTTACAAGGATGGCCGTCGCTTAGATTGGGCCAATCCTGAAGACCAGCCAATCTTTTCTGAGATTGTCCGCCGTGGCCGAGAGCGCGGTTTGACGGGTTTTGGCGCTGGCCCTGACTACATGCAGCCCGGATCAATGCACATCGGCTTTGGAAAGCCCGCAGTGTGGGGCGCTGGCGGTAGAGGGGCAAATGCGCCTGATTGGCTGAGGCAAGCATATTATGGCGCTGAGGCACCGCAAGGAGACACAAACATGGCACGACAACCGCAACCCGTTTCAGGCACGCCCACGATGTCAACTCGCGGCCAGGCGGCACCGCAAGCCGAAGAGGAAAAGGTGCCATTCTTCCAGCGCCCTGGTGTTGGCAACGCGCTGGACAGCTTGGCCATTGCGCTGCAAGGCATGACGATCAGCCCGAACGAGGGTTTGATGCGGCTTTCGGCGGGGCGAATTGCTGATAGGCGCGAAACGGCGCGGGCGGGCGAGCAGCGCAACCGCACCGCTGACTGGCTGGAGAGCCAAGGTATGACAGCAGCGGCTCAAGGCGTGCGCAGCGGCGCTATCGGCGCGCGCGACGCGCTTGCAATGGCGCGAGGCGGTGAGGCAACAGCGGCGCAGCGCAATTATGAGTTTCTTGTGAGTCAAGGGCTACCGCCTGAGCAGGCAATGGAGCGGGCGTTTGGTGGTGGCGTAACGGTCAACACAGGCGATCAAGGACCGCGATTCGGAACCATTCCGCAGGGCTACCAAATGGCCCAAGACCCTGACAGTGGGGCTTATCGCATGGAGCCTATTCCGGGCGGGCCTGCCGAAGCCGAACTGCAAGCAGCAGAAGAGGCGGCGCAGGCGCGCGGCGGTCAAAAGACCCGCGCCGCTGGCGTTGTTCTGGAAGACATTGACGCATTGCAAGAAACTTTGCGCACAAGCTCGCTTCCAATCACGGGCGCAATCGGTTCACTTGTTCGCAACATTCCTGGCACGGACGCTTACGATGCAAGCGCCATGATCCAAACCATTGCGGGCAATATTGGCTTTGATCGCTTGCAGCAAATGCGCGAAGCATCGCCAACTGGCGGCGCGCTTGGTGCGGTCAGCGAACGCGAACTGTCAACGCTGCAATCTGTTCTTGGCAGCTTGGACCAAGCGCAATCGCAAGCGCAGTTTGAGCGAAACTTGAGCCGGTTGGAAGGCATTTACACCGAAATCATGCGCAAAGCATCTGCATATCCAAACGCAAATGATTTTGGTTTTGGCGGGCAAGCTGGCGCAGGCCAAAGCGGCGGCGGTGGCTTTTCCGTAACAGGAGTAATTGACTGATGGCCAAATACCAGATCGCCACGCCTGGCGGCTACGAGGTCGAAGTGCGCGCTGACAGCCAAGAGCAGGCGCTGGAAATGGCAAAAAAGAATTGGCAGACGATGCCTCGCATCATTGCCAAGCAGGGTGACACCCGCGTCTTTGAACGGCCAAACGGGCAGCGTTATGTGGTTTCGCCAGGCGCGTCATTTACAGATCAAGACAAGGTAAACCAAGTCTTGCAGGGCATGACGGCTGGCGAAGTTACCAGCCAAGGCATTGACGAGGACATTATTGCGCAAAACCCAGTTGCGGCGCGCGCATCTCAATTTGTTCGGGGCGTTCCTTTTGCTGGGTCTTACGTTGACGAGGCTCTTGGCGCTGTAGCGGGTGAAGAAACGGCCACGGGCGTTCGTGCTTTGCAGGGTGCGATGGAGCGTCAACGGCCCGGCGAGACTCTGGGCTTGAATCTTGCGGGCGGCGTAACTGGCACAGCGGCTGCACTTGGTGCAGCGCCGCAAGCCTTGACGGGCGCAGGATCTGCAATCGTTGGCGGCGGCTCACGGCTTTCGCGCGTTGGTCGCGCAGCAGGTGCGGGCGCTGCACTCGGCGGTATTGAGGGCGGCATCTTTGGCGCAGGCGAAGGCACCACGCCAGAAGCGCGCGCGGAAAGTGCCAGCACGGGCGCTGCGGTTGGCGCTGGCTTTGGCGGCTTGCTGGGCTTCGCGGGTCCGATTGTTGGCGATGCGGCTGAGAACGTGATGAACACGTTCAAGCGCACTGGTGCGCGGCAGATTGCAAAAGACCTGAACATTTCAACAGACGCCGCCAAGGTAATCAAATCGACCTTTGACGAGGGCGGCGACATTGAGGCTGCTAGGCGGTCTTTGATGCGCGCTGGCGACGAAGGGATGCTGGCAGACGCAGGACCGGCTGCGCAGGCTCTTTTGGATGCTTCTGCCGCATCTGGTGGACGTGCAGCGGAGACGACGACCACTGCCATTGGCAACCGTATGTCGCGCACATCTGCTGCAGTTGACGAAACGCTGGACACAGTTCTTGGCGAGGCTCCGCTCGGCCCGCGCACAGCCGTTCGTCAAATAGCAGAGCGCACAAAAGATCAGCGCGCTGACCTTTATGGGCGCGCTTACAGTTCGCCAATCAACTACGGGACAGGTGAAGCTGGCGATCAAATCATGAGCGTCATTGATCGCGTGCCGCCTCGCGTCTTGAGCGAAGCCATCGCTGAGGCCAACGAAGACATGATGGCGCGCGGTATGAGAAACCAGCAGATCATGGCGTCGGTCGCTGATGATGGGACGGTCACGTTCACGGAAATGCCAAATGTCCAGCAGCTTGATGAACTCAAGAAAGCATTGCAGGCCGTTGCATATGACAGCACCGATGACTTTGGGCGGCTGAACGCTCGGGGTCAAAGGTACAACACCTTGGCACGCGAATTGCGCGACGCAGTTGGCGAGGCGGTTCCAGTTTACAGAGACGCGGTGGCGCTAGGCGGCGACAACCTGCAAGAACAGCGAGCGTTTACACTTGGCCGCAACCTTTTAAGGTCGCGGACAGAAATCGAGGATGTGGCAGGCGAACTTGGGCCGAACCCATCGGTTGCACAGATTGACGCCGCAAAGTCTGGCTTGCGGAACTACATTGACAAGACGCTTGGCGACGTGCGCGCTATTGCCAGCGACCCTAGTGCAGATTCGCTCGAAGCGCGGCAGGTGGTGAAGGCCGTACAAGATTTGAGTTCAGACAACGCCCGCCGCAAGGTGCGCGAATTGCTTGGCACTGAGGCCGACGCGCTTTTGTCAAAGATTGACGAAGCCGCGCAATCATCTGCGGTGCGCGCGGCCTTGGCGCAAAACTCCAAGACTGCCGTTCGCCAAGCGCAGCAAGGCGCTATTGAAGAAATTACTTCGCCCGGCGTTGTCGGCACGCTTGGTCGTGGCGATCCAATCAACACAACGCGCAGAATAGTGCAAGCCGTTACTGGCATGACGGATGAGTTTAACGCCAGCCAGCGACAGGCTATCTACCAAGATATCGCGCGCGCGTTGACTGAGCGTCAAGGGCCAGAAGCACAGCAGGCACTGAGCGCCCTGCAAGCGGCCATTGATTCAGAGCGCCTAACGGAAGAAGCCTCAGAGCAGCTTGCACAGGTTTTGGCGACTGCGCTTTATGGCGCTGGCACCGCAACAGCTACTCGCGGCGCAATGGACAACCAAGGTGCCCGCTAAGCCTATGGCAAAACAGACACAGTGTTGCTATACTAGCACACACAAGGAGGCACCATGCGCCCAAAGCCAATGACAAGAGATGAGATCGAAGGGATCGTCAGCAAAGCCGTTGACGATGCCGTGGATTTCATTGACAGCGACATTGCGCCTGAGCGCATCAAGGCGCAACGATATTTCGACGGCGACGTTGACCTTGGCCATGAAGATGGTCGTAGCGGCGTTGTGGCCACTAAAGTGCGCGATGCGGTGCGGGCTATTAAGCCCAGCCTGATGCGTGTCTTTACCGCAACAGATAAGCCTGTTGAGTTTGTGCCGCACGGCCCAGAAGACGTGCAAGCGGCTGAGATGGCCACCAAGTATGCGTCCTACAAGTTCGGCCAGAACAACGGCTTTCGCGTCTTGCAGGACGTGTTCCATGATGCGCTGGTCAAGAAGGCTGGCATTGCCAAGGCATATTATGATGAGACGCCAGACGTAGAGTTTCACGACTTTGACAATCTGAGCGACGAAGAATTTGCGCTGCTGGTTGATGACGATGACGTTGACGTGATTGAACACACTGAAACGATTGAGATTGAAATTGACCCAATGGGCGTGGAAGTTGAACGCCCGTATCACAGCGCCAAGATTGCCCGCGCCACCACCAAGGGCGACATCAAGATTGAAAGCGTGCCGCCTGAAGAGTTTTTCGTGGATCGAAACGCGCGGTCTGTGGACGACTATTATGTGATCGGCAACCGTAACGAGATGCGCGTCGGGGACCTGGTGGCGCTGGGCTTTGACATGGAAGATGTCATGCACCTCGGCGGCTACACCGACGCTGACACCACGGCTGACGAAGCAGAGTTCGAGCGTCGCGGCTACACCGTGGACGACGACGAAAATGAAGATGCGCGCGATCCGTCCATGCGCAAGGTGCTGGTCACTGAAGCCTATATGAAGATGGACGTTGAAGGCACGGGCGTGCCGCGCTTGTATTACTTTATCCTTGGCGGCGGTAGCTACAAGCTACTTGACTATGACGTGGCTGACACAGCACCGTATAGCATTTTTGAGGTTGATCCAGAGCCGCACGCTTTCTTTGGCCGCAGCATTGCTGACTTGCTGATTTACGATCAGGACGCGGCAACATCCATGCTGCGTGGAGTTCTGGACAACGTGGCGCTGACCAACAACCCAGGCACTGAGATCGTGGACGGTCAGGTCAACATTGACGACCTGTTGAACAACGAGATTGGTCGCGTGGTGCGGGTCAAGCAGCCCGGCGCAATGCGCGAATTGTCCGTTCCGTTCACGGCTGGCAGCACCCTGCCCGCCTTGCAGTATTTTGACCAAAGCATTGAGGCCAAGACAGGCATCTCGCGCGCCGCTCAGGGCTTGGACCCGAATGTCTTGCAGTCGGCATCGGCCACGGCAGTTGCGGCAACCGCAGAAGCCGCGTCTGGCCAGATTGAGGTGATCGCCCGCAACTTGGCCGAAGGCGGCATGAAGCGCCTATTCAAGATTGTGCTTGGCCTGATTATCAAGAACGCCGACGACGAAAAGATGATCCGGCTGGATGACCAGTTTGTGCCGATTGACCCGCGCGCATGGAATGCTGACATGGACATGTCGGTCAACGTCGGGATCGGCACCAGCCGTGAGCAAGAGAAAGCCGCTGTGCTGCGTGAAGTGTTCCAATATCAAACGCAGATGTGGCAGGCTT